TGAAGTAATCTTGTGATTTCACTTAATCACTCCTTACCAAGAAAATCTGACTAACTCAATTTTTGCATCAATCGAATGCTTATCCTCGTAATCCTCAACAGTAAAGCCGCCATCTTGAAACTCTTTGCGGATATCATCTGTAATGACGTCTTTGCCATAAAAAACTTCATTGCGACCTTTTTTCATTTCTTCAGCAATAGCATCTTTAATCTTTTCGCTATCCTTCTTTTGGTACTCGTTCATCATCTGTTCTTTGAGATTCATTTTTGGAAACCTCCTTAGGTCTTGCGTATTTTTCTAATGCAAAAAGATATACTGATATGTTAGATAAAAGAAGAATAACAGCCATCTCGATTCCAAATGCATAATAAAAGAAAACGGCAAACGCATAATTTAAAAGTTTGAAAACTCTAATTTCATCGTCATAACTCATCTTCTTTATTTTCTTTTTCATCTTCAACCTCCTTGTCGCTATCAAACACACCTCTGTCTGCTGGAGTTTCAGCTTTTATTCGTTTTAGCTCTGCATTTACATCTGGAACAAATGAAGCAAGTCCGAGGATAGTCTCTTGGCTCAACTCCGCTCCTGCGTCAACAAGCGCTTTAAGCTCTTCTAGTATCGCTTTAGGTAGATTAGGTGTAAATGTAATACGCATACCTTTCAGGTCAGAGTTTTCCAATTCTGCGATGCTTGATTTAAGGTTAAATAAAAGACGATAGCGTCGCATCAGGCCTTTTTTAAAGAGCCGTTGCTTCACTGCCGTCATCTGTTCGAATCCGAATAGTTTATATTTCATTGCTTCACCAGATTGCACACCTGAGAAGTTATCATCTGTTAAATCAGGGACCATCGAAATCTCGTGGATATCTTTCCTCACACGGTCTTTATAAGCTTCTACGCCATTTACATCATATTGCTTATAAATATAGCCAGCTGTCACAGATGTTTTGTTACCGTTGATATCTGTACCAGATTCAAGGAGCAATATGTTTCCATCCTTTTGATTGGCTGCATCGTCAGTAGTTAAACCAGACGCTTGTATGTCACCGCTGATCACTAGAAGTGCATCGTTTAAGTCTGTCATGTAGTTTGCTGTATCAGACTGACCTGCATCATACAAATCCATTAGAGAAAGAGTATCCACGTATAAGCCCATTCTGAAACGATTTGGCGAGTACTCAGTAATAGGAACTTCTTTCAATTCGTGAGGTTCCTCTTCTGGGTTTTCGAGCGAGATAGAGTGTAGAGACGTTTCTTTGAAATAAATAGTTTTATCTGATGTGTAGATAATCGGCTGAATAAATTGCTTATCAGCGTTTTTTGAGAATCTTGTTTTAGGATATCTCACCGCCAGTATAGGCTCACGCTTAACAGTTGTGTCATAGACAACAAATGTCTCAAACACATTCGCCAAATCCACATAGTCGATATCGTCTTTATCTCGGTAACTTATTTCATAAGCTCTGCCATATTTGTCCATGTCTAACCAAAGCTCGCCATTCAAACCATCAACATCATTATTCGTGTTGAATTCGTCAATTTGCTTTTGCTGGTCGTCACTATCGATCTGAACCTTAATCGGATTACCTGTGTTGTAACCTACATCAAACGTACACAATACCTTGCCGAAGTTGTGGGCAGAGCGATGATCCGCTTTTTCCTTTTCCTTACGTCTTCGGTTTTTCATGATGTTGGTGTTTCTTGCTTTGTAATAATCGTCTAATACTTCAAGCCTAGGAACTTGGTATTGATGATGATGTTGGATCATTCCTGCTAAGGTGTCCAAATCAGCAAGCAAGTCTTCAGCAGAGCTAAACCGATAATGGATATTCGATTCTACTTCAAAACTGACATAGTTAACATTCACATCAGCAGACGCTCTGCTATCAACGTCATATTCAAATTCATTTACTTTATCCATTCCTCACACTCCTTAAAACATTCTCTTGATTTTGTTCCGCTTCTCTTTGGTAATGGTTGATTTCTTTTTAGCCCACATGTCTTCGTTAAATGCATACCTTGTCGCATCGATCGTATGGTTGTCTTTATCCTCTAACCTTGGCTTTGGATTTCCATCACGATCGGTTTGATAATCTATATTTTCAAACTCTTTAGCGATGTTCGGCGTTCGTAATGGATCAATGCATATGAAGTCCAAATCATCTAACCATTGCTCGCCATATTCGACAGAATCGGGACCTTTTTTGACACCTTTAATATTTCTTATGCCGTGTTCGTTCACTAACTCAGCGTTACTTTTTGGTTCAGCAGAATCAGAGAATATCTCATCATTTTGGTATCCTTTTTCGTGGAGTTTTTTCGCTAGCTCTCTATTACTAATCTTCACTCCGTAAATTTCATCTATTGCATAGATCCCATTTTTCTTTTTGTCGTAATGCCATCTTACAAACGCTAGGGGATCAGTCGCATAACCAAAGTCATTCCCGTTTCGAATGTTATCGAAGGTAGCTACCATCTCATCAGTGATACTCCCTGGCACTACTTTCAAATTGTCAAACGGGACAACACCAGATCCAATAGCTTTACCATCATATTCCCACTCAGCTCGTCTAGGGTTCCTTGCTCTGGCTGCTTCGACTTCGCTCAGAAACTCCTTAGAGATAAAGGGGTTATCTTTATATGTCGAGTGATGAATGAATGTGTTCTTAGGCTGAAAGGATGTTTCATATTTTTTGTTTACCCATGATTGCTTCCGCTTCGGCGGGTTATAACTGTAAAAGAATTTATAAAAAAGACCATCATCCAATTCTCCACGCAATAGGGAGTTGGTGATAGTCGTTACTTCATCCTCATTCTTAAATTCTGCTAGCTCCTCAATCCAACCAATCGCAAAAGGGAATTTGCTGTCCTTCAACGATTTAATCCGTTCTGGATTTTGCGCTCCACGAAATATCATGTAGTTACCACGCGGTTTATAAGTAATCCTCAACGGAGATTTATTAAACTTGAATAGGTGGGAAACACCTTGCTGTTCAATCGCCCATTTCATCTGTTCATATAATGATTGCTCAAGCGTATTATCAACATACCGAATCCCGACTGAATTTACAGCGTATCGCATTAGCAATTGAGTGATAATATGTGCAATATCCGATGATTTACCAGATCCACGACCGCCCTTGCAAATGATATTCAATATGTCAGAATTTAGCGTAGCTCTCCATACACTATGAAACTTCTCAGGTAGCAAATCAGAAAGCTTTTTAGCCATCGTCTTCACTACCGATATCATCGATAAATGTAGGAACTTCTGTAACCTCAACCTTTTGTTTATCGACAAACGCTGCATTTATTTTGTAGTAATGTTCCAAGGCTTGATTGCGTTCCTTGAATCCCGCCGAGTACTCACTTATCTCTCGTTCGATCACTTCATTGGTAAAAGGATCTCGCTTAATAACTTCAAAGCGTTGTGGTTCTCCTTTTGCAATAGAAGCCGTAATAGCCAAAGCTTCTTCCATTGTTAAATGCCTCTTAGTTTGAACTTCTTTTAGCTTCTCTTGAATGTAGTCGGATACTTTTCCACCTTTTTCCACCAATTTTTCTTGTGCGTTCTTAGCGTAGTTTTCTTTATAACCAGCTTTCAGTGCTGACTGATAAGCATTGCCTGTGATGATGTACTCATCAGCAAAAGCTAGTTGTCTTGGGTTTAAACTCATTTTCCATCACCACTTCCCTTTAAAAGTTCTTCTTAACTAGCGTTGCTCCCTCTCGCTCATACTGCTTAATGAACTGTTCTACGTTTGTTTGAGTTCTAGATACTACTGTAATATCTAACTTAATATTAATAGCCTTTGAGTAACTTTCATAAAAATAATAGTCAACATTCACATAGTTCCCACTCCACACAGGTTTAATCTCATTGCTAATCAGCTTTCCAGAATAGGGTTTTCAGTAAAATATCGCTCGTTCTCTCCCTCAATTGCTTTCTTATATGCTTCAGCAAATTCGGATTCCACACTTACTCTTAATAATGCTTCATAGAATTTCATAGACCAGATGCACCCCTTATTAAATCAGAAATCTTTTTTCCTCTTTCTTCGGCAGTCGTATTTAATGCACTGTACAAGAATCCATCTGCTTTCTTTTCCGCTTCTTCAGGATAAACCAACTCTATAGCAATTCGCCTAGAGCCATCTGAACGCTTAGTCACATCTACATTCACCGATTCTAATTTACTTGCATCTGCATGTTTGAGAATCCCCATGCCCACATTAAGTAACTCTTCATTCTCTTTGCTCACATTCCATACCTCCTTAAATCAATCACCAAAAAAAGCTGCATATCGGTATCATTGCTATCATAAATGTGAGATACCACCTTCCTAATCTCAGGAACGAATCTCCACCAACACTCTTTTCTATTTGCTTCATCTGCCAAGGAATAGCGAGATATAATGCAATTGCTATCAAAACGTAAACAATAAATTTAAGCATTCAAATACCTCCTTAACCTCTCCACAATATGCGGATCACTCTTCCAACCATGCCCAACATATATCAGCCTATGCCGATCGATATACTCGTCACTAAATTGCCCATAGCATTCAAGCAACGTGTGCTTTGGTTTCAACTCCGCTTGTCGAATGTTCTTATGCCTTAGTATTCCTACTGATAGTTGGATGTAATAGTAATGCATATCAGTCACCCCAACTCATAGATTACTTTCAGCTTGTCTGCTGAATACTCAAACGCCTGTGTACTCTTGTAGTTCATTGTGTAACCATTCTCCGACTCATACTGATCGTTAGGTTTTATTGTTCCTAACTGCCGATGAATAACTCCTTTAAGGTTTTGAGCTTCCATTGAGTGATAATGCCCTTGGTGAATCTCAAGCCAACTACTCTTGCTCCATACGTCTCGAAACTCGGTAGCGAATAGCATAGGATAATCGCCCTTCTTGCCGAAGTGTCCATGAGTGAGCATAATGCCTACATTATCAAGCTGATATGCAATCCTTGGTAGGTTGTGTTTGTTTACCGTTACTTGTGGATAGAGTGTCTCTAAGTACATTAGAAACAAATACTCAAAGTCACTGTGATTACCACTGGCAAATTCAATCCGCACTTCTGAGCTTTTTCTTAATGATTCATCGATCAGCGTAATGAAGAATGTTTTAGCCAACTCAATTGCTTCGACCATATCCACATCTTCAAGTTGAGTACCTTTGATCGTTCGGCTTGCCTTCATAGCGTTTGAGTGAAAGATGTCCCCCAAAACTTCTATGACGATTGTCTTATAGCCTTTACTTATGATTGCTAATACATCGGATAGATAGGTTTCAAATTTCCGTTCCGACAAAATAGGGAAGTGCAAATCAGCCAACGGTATGACTAGATTGCACTTCCCTTTGATAATTGGTTGAATTGTAATCGGCTTAGTACTTTGCAGCAATTTTGTAGCCAACGCTTGAATGCTCACTGCTGCCCTTGGCTTAACAACTATCTTTGATTGATAAAGCTGTATAAGTCCATCTACTTGGTTGTTCTGTTCCCAGATGTTATTAGTCGCTTGGACCAGTTCCCAATTTTCGGGATCATACCCATGTGCTTTTAATACATAATTAGGATTCTTTGATTGCTCTTCAGTCATACGCAACTTGATAAGATTTGTCTGAGTACCATCTGATTTGATTTCTGTAGATACTACGTTCTTCTTAGCCTTATCTGTTTGCTTAACACGCATATTCTTTTCGCTCGGTGGCAAATCCAACCTCGTACGTTTACTTCTAACGCTTGGCCATGAGAACTCTTTGCCGAACTCCTCTGACAGCATAGGCGCTATCTCTATATTTGTTAGTCCTTCATTTGCCAATTCCGACAATCGTTTGACCTGTTGTTCCGTCCATTTAGTAATGTTTGCCACCTCGCTTCGTTCTATGTATTGCGTAGATGAACTACGCTATTTAAAATGCATGTACCGTACGTGCGTGTTGCTCAATCGCTTTATCTAGTTTCACGCCTGCTCTTTTATCATCTACAATCGCTTTGATGCCTTCCCACTCATGTAGAGAAAATCGTCTATCCTCGGAAACTTTCTTCAAATATGCTTCTTCACCTTTTAAAATAGCTTCTTGTAACATTTTCATTCCTCCTCAAAATAAAAAGCCACTCGCAATGAGTGACTTTGATATGTACGTCCCCGCTTGGGACACATTGTTAAGAGGTGTACGGGGTTCTATTAAAACTAAGCAACCTGCACGCTCGCAATCTCGAGCCACCATATCCCACTATGCCACAATCCTCGGTTGCTATGTCACTGGAGTGGTACTGCCCCACTCACGAACTGGTTCTTAAAACATTAGGAGCGAGAGTTTCAACACAGGTAGCTAATCTGATTATGCCAGTTCTATCTCGCCGTGCGTCTTCTACTTCCGCCACAGTGACTATCGCCCACAGAATAATTTTTACGTATCAAAAGGAGGTTGAATGCCGTTGTGCTTGTGGGCGATATCTGATAATACTATTATATCACCATTTATGTGGTATATGTGTGCACGTTTTGTGCATGACTACCAGTCATTAATCATATCAATTCCAAAGAGTACAACAGACAAATCCTCCAACGCTTCCTTGCAATTTCTGTTAACTGTTGATCTATCAACATTCAATTGCTCTGCCAGTTTTTCTTCATTAAGCAAAGGGCGCTCAATGTACTTTTTATTGATGATACGCCACTTTCTCTTATCTTCTGGCTTGCCAGTGGATAAACATATTTCTTTATAAGCTTCTAAACAAATGTCAACATGTTTCATCAATTTCACTGACTTGGCTTTGTTCTGCATCAGCAAATCAAGGTTCAGCCACTTGTGTTCCCAAAAAGTCCCTTGTAGTTCTTCCACATGTTCCTCTACTGCTTCACTATGTGCTTTGATTTTGTGATAGTTGCTCATAAGCAATCTCGCATTGTGAAAAGCTCTTTTCTTAAATTGCTTTTTTTCATACTCTCTATCTTTTTGAATTCCTTTGCGGATTTTTAAAGCCAATTCATCTAACTGCTTGTCTGAAAGTTCATGCACATTAATTTCCAATCACTTGTCCTCCCTATACTCTTCTTCTAAAACCGTTACAACGCCTAGAATAGCGAATATTGAACGTGATAAAATTCCACTATTGCTTAATTCGTATAAACCTAAAAGATGTAAAATAGTTGTGACTATAAACTGAGTTAATATTATCCAACAAGCCCATTTTTTAATCATTTTCCACGCTTTCAATCACTTGCCCTCCTCATTATCTTCCTTACCGAA